GCAATCTCAGGCTAATACTTTTTACCAAGGACAAGGGTTTCAGTATGGTGGCTCTGTAGGAGGCTTTGACGATAAGTCTCAAAAACTATTTGATGCGGCAGTAAAGAGAACAGCAAGCACAGAGCCTAAATCTCCCGAAGTACAACGCTACATAGACAATGTGATTGAAACTCGTGGTAGACCAACAATGGTTTATCCTACTACTGCTGATCCGTTGCAAGGGTATCAACAGGGGGGCAACGTAAGAGGAATGACTGTTGCACAAGGAGGTATGGACGATACATTTAAGGCAAATCCTGACAAAGAGTTTATTAGAGGCACACCCAACCCTTTTTTTGGAGGACAGAAAGTGGTAGATACAGGTTTTCCTACACCACAAAAGCGAACACTACCTTCATTTTTTAAAGATCAAACACCTTTCTATAGTGAAAAATTCGGTAAGATGGTAGTAGGTAGTCCAAGAAGTGATGCACTATTTGACGCTGAGACAGGCGAGAATTTAGGTGGTATGTTTCAGCCTTTGCAGTTGGCAACAACAGGAAAAGGGTTTGGAATGGATGAACAACCTGCTCCCCCACAAAGAAGAGATCCACTACCGACACCACCTACCACTATACAACCAATAGTAGCAGACGTTAAGTCTAAACTCAACGAGGCGCAAGAACAACTATCTGCAGAGCAGGGTAAAGTCTCAGCCTTACAGCAACAACTAGCCAACACACCTATAGAAGATGAAGATGCTAGAAATGAGATAATCAATAAGATTAATCAGGCTATGCCTCAGATAACAAGAGCAGAGGCTGCCGTAGCTAACGCTTCTCAAGCATTTCAATCATCTGCCGTACCAACTGCAGCAGAAGCGGTTGGCTCTACTGTGTCTGCTCCTGCTGATTTAATAACAAGACAGCCTGTAGACAAAATAGCAGAAGCTACAAACCAAATAATGGGTTCTACAGAGGGTCAGGTAACAGGGACTGTAACAGCAGACGGCACTACTGCAGATACAGATACTGCGTCTGCACCCACCGCTATAACAGCAGGAAAAGCTACAACCACAGACACAACTACTGACGTAACGGCTGTGAAGCCCCTAGTTTCAACAGGAACATTGGCTAATGATGCAAAGGTAGTAGCACAAGAGCAAGCAACATTAGACTTAAATGTCAGAGATGTACAGGCGGCTCAAGGCACAGGACAACAGATAATATCTCCTGCCATGAGAGCGTTAAGACAAGGAGAGCTTGTATCAGGCGCAGCCAATGCAGAACTTTCTGCACAGTTTGTAGAGGGCATTGAGGCAGCCACTGGTTCGCCATCATCTGCCGCCACAGTTCAAGGACAATTAACAAATCTAATGGCAGACTTTGAGGGTGGTACACCACCGCCTTGGGCTGCAGGAGCTATGCGTCAAGCCACCGCTATCATGGCACAGAGAGGTATGGCTGCAAGTTCTATGGCAGGACAAGCTATAGTACAGGCGGCAATGGAAAGTGCTATACCTATCGCTTTGCAAGACGCACAGACGGTTGCACAGTTTGAAGCACAGAACCTTAGCAACAGACAGCAACGTGCAATGCTTTCTGCACAGCAAAGAGCAACATTCCTTGGCATGGAGTTCGATCAAACCTTTCAAGCAAGAGTACAGAACGCATCTAGAATATCTGATATAGCTAATATGAACTTCTCTGCAGAACAGCAGATAGCATTAGAAAATGCTCAGTTAGCACAGACAGTAGACTTAGCTAATTTAAGTAACCGACAAGCTATGACAATGGCTCAGGCTTCTTCTATAGCGCAAGCAGACATGGCTAATCTAAGCAACAGACAACAGGCAGCAGTGCAAAATGCACAAAGCTTTTTACAGATGGACTTTCGCAATTTAGACATACAGCAACAAGCAGATATGTTTAAAAATCAAGCTATTGTACAAAGCATATTTACAGATGCTTCAGCAGAAAATGCAGCCTCACAATTTAACGCAACAAGTGATAATCAAGTTAATCAGTTTTTTGCTAACTTAAAAACGCAGGTACAACAGTTTAATTCTGCCCAATCTAACGCTATGAACCAGTTTAACGCTAAAGAAGATAACGCATTAGAAATCTTTCAAGAGCAAATAAACAATCAACGTGACCAGTTTAACGCTCAGAATCAGCTTATAATAGCACAGGCTAACGCACAATGGCGACAGCAGTTAGCTACAATAAACAATGCCGCCCTGAACGAAGCAAACAGACAGAACGCACTACAAGCTAACAACCTTACACAAAAAGGTCTTGACGAGTTGTGGCAGAAAGAGCGTGACTTAATGGCTTACGCATTTGCTTCTGCAGAAAGTGCAGCAGGTAGACGACAGGAATTGATTGTAGCAGATATGGCGGCAGAAGTATCAGGTGATAATGCTTTTGGTGCAGCTTTAGGTGGCTTTGCTAGTGCGGTTGTTGGTGGTATATTTAGTAGCCCAGAATATTTCTTTGGAGTATAGTGAATGGATTATGGTATGGACGCATATAACAAAGGTTACAACTTAGTAAACAAAGCTGTTAAGATAACTAAAGATGGTTTAGTAACAGCAGACACAGCAGAGAAGGTACAGTTTTCTGATACATTAGCACCTACTCCATTAGGAGGAAAAGCAAAGACACCCGAAGCTAAAGGTGTAGATATCACCGCTGTTTTAGGTAAAGATAGAACACTAGATCAAATGTTTGGCGGTGTTGTAGCCAGTCTAGCACAACAACTACGTTTAGACAAAACTAAGTTAGTTGAAGCCACAGTTCCTGTAGGCACAGAATTAAGCACAATACTAGATATGTCAGGTTTACATGCTACCTTTTTATATAAAGCAAACATGGATAATCCAGAGGTAGAGAACGGTAAATATCTTGTTACACCAGAGGCGAAAGAGAGACTAGAGGCGGCAGGATTAATAGAAAACGAAGCAGATAGAAGATTTGATTTTGACTCTATTGGCTTAGACTTCCCAGAAAGAGAGTAACGATGGAAAGAGAAGTAAATCTTACAGCACCTATTCCCGGACAGTCACTAACGACTGAGCCTAAGGGTTTTCCTTGGGAAAGACCACCAGAGATAGACAAGCCTGAGGAAGCTCTCAAGTTTTACGCTAATAATATGTCCAAGCAAAGTGTGATGGACGATGTGTTTACTGCGTTAGATGAAGGTTTTCCTCTGGATCTTCTTGTCAAGTCCATATTAACAACAGGTGTTATGGAAGGTGTACACTCTATAGATGTAAGTTTACTAATACATCCGCTTCTTGTTGAGTTTGTGCATACACAAGCTATGGCAGCAGGTGTCAAGAACATTGTAAAACACGCTAAGAATATGCAGGAAGAAATGAGCAAGAAGGAAAGACAAATGCTTGTGTCGCGTCTTCAAAGAGCTATTGATAAGATGGAAGAAAAAGACGAGGGTACAGATATATTAGAAGCAACACAAGAGTTTTTAGAAGAAAACAGGGCTGAAGAGCCTGTGGAAGAAGAGGCTATGGTGGAGGAAGAGCCGAAAGGTTTAATGGCAAGGAGAGGTAACTAATGTCGTTTGGTCAAGCGTTTGCTACAGCGTTTCTCAATGGTCTGACAGGTCAGATACAAGAGAGTAGAAAAGAAACACGAGAAGAAGTTAAAAGAAGAAAGCGTATTGCTGAGACAATAGGGCTTCCTCAATATATAAAAAGGCAGAAAAACTTTAGTAGTTACAAGAATATAGCCAAGACATTGGTTGAAGACTACGGTGCAGACGTAGAGTTGGTAAAAGTATTAGCAACAGACCCTGAGAAACTTTTAGGGGCAAGCGACTATATAGAAAAGTTTAAAGCGAAGTATGATGGTAGAAACATAACTCCTGCTAGAATAAACGGCTTTTTAGGTTCTCTACGATTAGCTACACCAACTAAACTAGAAAGTATAGCTGATGCCGCCAAAATAGGGGCTGGTCTTGCTGTAGATAATACAGACTTAGAAGCAGAGAAAGCAGATCCTAGTAAGATGGAAGATAACTTTTTGTTCTCTATACTTGGACTTAACAGTGACGATAGGGTTAGACAAAAACTTATGGAGCAAAAGGTTGGTGGCAACTTTAACTACAATGATCTTTACAGAATAGGTACAGCAGGTGATCCTACTTCAGACACACTACTAGGTGGTTTTGACTATTCATTCTTGCCTCAAGAACTAAGTGCTACAGAGGCACGTAACATAGAGGACGCTTTTGATAAACAAGTCGCAAGTAAACTAACGGCAGACTATCAAAGACTAAGTAGGGATATTATGGATGAAACTATAGTGGGCGAAGAAAAAGAAAAGACAAAAACGGAGTATGAGATAGTAGCTGAGTTATATAATAATCTTGGAAAAGACGAAATATCAGACACAAAAGCTAGGGCTAAATACGGAGGCGAGTTTATAGCTAATAAAATGAAGGATCTTGGTTTGGTAGAATCATTAATAAGGGGAGCTAATATTACAGATTCAGTAGCCCTCTCTGCTATAGAAAATCTATTAGAAGACCCTGACGCGGTGGAAAGATTTGGAGAAGACGAGCTATTAAAGTTAAAACAACGCTACGGAGGTAGAGTTAGTGGCACAAAAGGAAAGCCTATAGGAAATCAAGAAGTAGACACTGAGGCTAACGATAATAAAGGACTAGGGGCAAACGGAAAAAACGATCAAGTATCCACAGAAAAAGAAGTGCCAGTAGAAGAGGCTTTAAAAGAACTAATGGCAGAGGAAAATAGAGGATCTTTTATAGATAGGTTTAAATATTTTGTAGAAACATACGATGAAAACAGCTTGCCTAATAATTTACCACCAGAGTTGCACATACCAAAGGGAAAAGGAGATAGACGATTAAGAGAAAGATGGAGAGCAACCGTAGGTAAATACTACAACGATGATGGAACAAGAAAAGCAGTAGTAGAAAAGATAAGTCTTGGTAGTAGAAGAAGTAACAGAAGAAATAAACAGGTAACAGTTTAATGGATCAAAGACTTGATACTAATCCTTTTTTAAAGACACTAACAAAAGAGGGAAAAAATAATTATGTGGCTCGTCAAAATGCTAAAAGAGTCAAGCCCATAAAAGACGACCTTCCCCGACTAACTCAAGGCGATTTAGTTGAAGACCGTCAATCTTTGGAAACAATAAAAGAGTATATGAATGAGCGTTTTGGCATTGACGATATGGCTGACTATTCTGATGAAGAGTTAGTTACCGCTTACGTTAATAACATGCGTAGGTTCTCAGCAGGACAATCCGTGGTAACACTAGGAGAAGTCTCTTGGTTAAACAAAGCTGACCCTGATGTTAAAACAAAAGCTGGAGAAGCATACAAACTCTTTGACCGTATGGAGAACATCTTTACTGGTAAAAGAAGCACCTTTCTTGAAAGACTAGATGGTGTATACGACTACGGTAGAGCCGCAATATTTGATCCGACTAACTTAGTTAGCTTTGGGGCAGGACGTTTAGTGGCTTCTATAGGTGCAAAATCTGCCGCAAAACTAGCAAAAGGACAAGCTATAAAAGCGGTACAGGACAAGTTGATAAAAAAGTCTGTAGCAAAGGGTGGAACATTAACCCAAGAACAAGCCTTAAAACAAGCTACACAGAAAGTTATGGCGAAGCAAACAGAGCGAGAGTTCTACAAACAAGGCATGAAGCAGTTTGCTGAGGCAGAAGCCAAGAGAAAGATAATAGGTAAAGAGGTTGGTGCTACACTAGGCACTGATATGACTTTTGCTATGGGATTAGACTATGCGTATCAGAATGGAATGATAACTGCAGGTAAACAAGAAGACTACAGCCCTTTTCAGACAGGACTAACAGCTATGGGAGGCTTGATAGCTCCTGCTTATACCCTAATTAATAAGTCAATTAGAGGTAAAAACATACTCACAAAAGAAGATGGCACAATAGGTGCTTTAGGCATTGAAGCTCCTGAAGTAGGCGCAGGTATAAAGCTTAGAGAGCAACAAAAGAAAAGACTTAAAGAAGCAACTAGAGGTGTAACTAAAACATTAGATAACTTCTGGGCATTGTACGCTAATGACAACGTGGTTAGTTTAACAACTAAAGAAGCGGCTAGAGTAGGAGAAGCACAACAAAAAGCTTTAGACTTTAAAACATTGTCTGCGGATGAAACTTCTTTCTGGAAAGTTTTTGTAAATGGTAATGATGAAATAGGTGTTAGAGGTTTGTCTCAGGCTCTATACGAGAATGGTGCTAGATGGTATGGTGCTAGATTTGATGGCGATAGCTTTACAAACTGGATGGGAGATGTTATACGAAACATGCCAAAAGAAGAAATCGGAGAGTTTATAGCTAAGACAAGATCCGTTACTGATAACATACCAGAATATGACATAGCTCTTAGAAAATATAAAGAAGACGTATTAGGTATACCGCAAGACAAAAGCTTAACCGATGAAGAGACTATGGACTTCTTTGCTAATATGTTTGTACAACACTACAGTGACGCTGGTAGAAGATCTCAGGTTATGAGTTCTGCATCTCAGAAGCTTTCTGCTAATCAAAAAATAGCAACAACAACTAAGGAGCTACTAGAGGCAGATCTTGATCCAGTAAGTGATGGTATGAAAAAAGGTATTGAAACAACTAATTACATACAAAGATCTGTTATACGTAACTTGGTTACTAATCCGGGAACAACAGCTTTGAACGTAATAGGTTGGTACGGCTACTCGTCTTTGCAGTCTTTTACAGATATAACAAAAGCGGCACTGTACGGAGGCGAAGGTTTTTTGAGGACGCTAGGAGGAGGATCTTCAGAAGAAGCTTTTAGAAAAGCCAGAGCTTTAATGGGACTACAAAAACAAAAGCTTAGAAACATCATAGATCCTACAACTACGCAAGAAGCTTTCTTAGACTACCTAGATGCTAGACCTGAGGTAGGAAGAAAGATGATGCAGTATATGGCAGGTGGTATAGAAACAGAAAAAGCCTTAAAAGAGATGGGTTTTGATCCAGCACAGGACGTATTTAAGGGCAGTCTTGAGAAGTATACGGACTTTTTTCAAACAATTTACGCTACAAAGGCTCAAGATGTTCTAACAAAGTCTATTGAGTTTATGTATAATATTGAAAAAGGCTTGAAAGTTAAGTATGGCATGAGCTATAATGATCTTGTTCGTTCTGGAAACATGGACGAGATTATGTCTAAAAACGACTTTATCCAGATAGAAGCTAAGGCTATAGACGATACCCTCAAGTCTGTGTTTGGTAAGAAGTACGGTAAGTTAGACTTTCAAAACCCACTAAAGCTAGTAGCTTATGGTATAGAAGAGTTTAGAAAGATACCTGTCGTAGGACTTTCTCTACCATTCGGGCAGTTCTTTAATAACACCGTAGCATTTATGTCAGACTATTCGGGTATGAGCGTGGCATCTAGTGTGTGGAATAGAAAGAACTACTTTCAAGCAAACAAAGCTTTACGAGCAAAATATCTAGAGACAGCAGAGAAACAAGCAGAATCATTAAAGAATAGAGCGATACGAAAGGGAGAAAGAACTGATCCAGAATCTAACACAGGAAAAGCTATTAGCGAGCTTATGTCAGAGAAAAAGATACAGCAGTACGTAGAAGAGGGTAATACTATAAAGTACACAGAAGGAGATGTTAGAGAGTCTCTTATAAAAGGTGCTATTGGTTGGTCTGCTGTGTGGATGAAATCATCACAAGAGATGAAGAACATAGATGAAGGACTTGCGTGGGATCAAGAAAGAGATGCAGACTTTCTTACAGGACAGAAGGGTGCAGCATTAACCACTAAGCAGTACGACTATCCAGAGTCTTTATTTAAGTACGCGGCTAGAGTAGTCGCTCATCACAGACGAGGAGAGGAAGTTCCTGCAGAAACAGGTAAAGTATTTTGGGATGTTTTTGGTTTAGGTCAGTTTGACAGAAGCTTAGGCACATACGAAAGAGGTCTGGGTAATATAATCCTTGGAGTATCTACAGGGGAGCTAGATAGCTTCCTATCAGACTCCGCACCCACTATTTTTGGAGAGGCTTTTTCTACTGTAGGTGCAGGTCTGACAAGACCCATAGATCCTATCAATCAGATGGTAGCGTTAGCGGAGGGTGATAACTACGTAAACGTGGACAGGAGGCAAGGTAATAAATACTTTAATAGATCCATACGATACGTAGATAAAATATTCTCTGGCTTACTACCCGAACAACCTGAGAAAACAAGTGCTACATCAAACACACCCAAAGGATCAGGGGCATCTAAAGTGTTAGGGTACAGAGAAGTTCCTAAACAAAGCTACACGGAGAGGATGTTTAACATGATAGGCAGACCGAACTGGAGAGTAGGATTTTTCGGGGATGTGCCTAAGGCAGATGCAAAGTTAAACCAGAGACTTTTCTACGAGCTAGAACAAGCAGCAAAGACAGCCTTTCTTGTAAAAGGATTTAAGAAGATGTCTACCGCACAGAAACAAAAGGTAGTAAAAGGTTTGTTGGAGAGAGCAAAGAGGCGAACCAAACAGTCTTTCAAAGGCTCTGTGTTGGTCAGCGACAGAGAGCTAGAACTAATGTACAGCCTAGATAAGACATACAAAGATAGTGTATTAAGAAAAGCCATGTCAGATCTTAACATGGATGAAGATTTAGATGATTTGAATGAAAATCAATTAAAGTTATTAAGAAACTACATAAAGAGTAGTGACGAATATCCTAAAAGAGTTGTGGGAGAGTTGTAAAAAGAAAGGGGCTTTCGCCCCTCTCAGTTAATACCATTTGGTATATAGTCGAGTTGGATCTAACCAATAAGATGAGTATCCTGTAGATTCAGTCTTCAAAGGTTTTAAAGCTCCAATAGCTTTAAGCTCCTCACATAAAACGTCATCCGCAGACTTCCGTGCTTCCATCGCAGACTTAACACCTGCGAGCCTTTTATCACGATAAGCTTTTTGCAAATCTTTAAACTCTCGTCCTAGTACCATGATTTGATCTTTCTTCTCTTCCATAAGAGCAATCAAATCGTCAAGACTAATTTCACTTTCCATATCTACCTCCGTTTTTTTGAAAGCTTTTTCCGCTTCTCTCCTCGTTTTGTCCATCTAACCTCTCCAAGTTTCGATAATATGCGACATTGAAGCCACGCTCCCATTCTTTGAACGAAACAGTGTTCGGGTAAAATGGGTTGCCCTTCAGCATCTTTGAGTCGGGTTGTAACTGACCCTTCCTAAAGACTCTGAATCCTAATGTAAAAGGTCTATCTTTTTTATGTGGTTTGTTCATTTGTACTAATAAATTTACCTCTCTCTGAACACCCTATAAAAAGAACAGATGCACCTTTTTCTTTTTTGTTTAAGTGATCCTGTAACGATTCATTAATGTGCGTATTGTATTTCTCTAAGTAAGAAATGCAAGCATCATTTGTTTTAAATGTATCGCCTTTATACTCTACTACGCTAACAATACCTGCTACAAATATGGTTGCGTATATAACTACCGTTGCCATGTTATGCTCCTATATCTACGATTTCACAACTGTCACCAGAGCAAGCAAAGTTTTGTGATGACTTTGTGTTATCTTCTTTTTCATATTTAATAAAGGAAGTCCAATCAATATTTCTGAACCTACCGCTAAAGCTATCGTATACATCTTTTGTGCAGTCTTGATAGGGTGCTTGCTGATAAGTATGGTCTGAGTGCGGTAAGAAGGACACACCTGACATCTCATCAAAGTGTTTAAATACAAACGCACCAACCTCCATCCATTCGTCATCCCTCACAGAAACGGTCACAGAGGGCTTGTGTTCACACCAGTGTCGCTGATACATGAGCCACGTTTGTAGCTGTTCTATGGCTGTCATATCGTCCCTCATGACCGATTTATCTGGTGACTTCATAGGGAAGCTAAATACCGTCTGTGTATCAGGCTTCATAACGTCAGGTTCGTTAGGTATCTGACTATCAATCATGAAGTTAGTAAGAGGATCTTTATTATCCCCCCTAACAGTACGGATATAATAACTACTATGACGAGGGTGGATACCAGAACTTGAGTCCACGAGTTGCGATACTGTCCCACTTGGTTTGACACATGTGATTGCTGTGCTTTGTGGGATTCCAAAGATTGCTGACCATTCTTTGTTTGTTTCGACTGCGACTTCTCTGAGTGCTGTGAGGGTTTTTTCAAGCCCATGTTTTCTCCCACTTGTTAGTTCATTGTCCATTATTCCTGTAAGGCTAACACCTAGTAGTCTCTCCTCTTCCGTGTTGTTCTTCCATACCTTACGCAGATAAGGGAACTTAGTTAAGGTAGACTGCGCTGTACCAAGTATAGTCGCAAGCATCACCTTTCTCTTCAGGTCTTCAAACTTGTCTTTCTCTCGTATTACTACTTCCGTTAAGTTACAGAACTGATAAGGTCTAAGTATAATTTCACTACAAGGATTAGTACCAAACTCATGCTCAGGATTTCTTCTGCCAAACTTCTTTGCTTGTTCTTTTGCTGATAACCTATTAAATATGCCACGCTCACCAGACTTAGACTCAACTAGAGATGTCCACTCTCGCAAGAATGTCTCTCCATCAGGCTTGTCAGTGTAGCACACAGAGTTATTAGCAAGTGCCATCTGTGGTGTAGTCTCCCACCACTGTCCAGACTTAGCGTGTCGCATACGTCCGTCCGATAGGTTAGACAAACTTATCATAGCAGAACGTCTAACACCGCCTGACACAACAACTTCTCCAACCTTACACATTAAATTATGGCAGTCATAGCTTGACAGCTTGCGTCCTTCATTGTGCTTAAACAATGATACAGTAAAGTTAAATAGGTCTACAAGCGGTGCAGGACCACTAGCTCTACCACCAAATACTTTTAGTCTAGCACCTGCAGGTCTTACGTCTGATACATCCCAGCTAGGTATCTCTCCCATATACAAATGCCCTATCAACTTACGTAGAGACTTTGCCCAGCCTTCTTTGCTGTCTTGTACTTTGATAACAGTGTCTACTTTCTCAAATTCCTCAGGCACATCGGGTAGTTTGTTTACATACTGTCTCTCTACAGAGAAGCCAACACCAGTCCCACATAAAAGTATATACATAGCCTCATCAAATGATTTTGGGTCATCTACTGGTAGATAGCTACAGTTATATCCTGCAGTATTATCTCTTTCAAGAGCAGGACCTGCTGTCATTAACGCTCTCATAGATGGCATAACTTCTAGTTTAGTTATAGCATCCTTAATCTGTACAAGAGGAAGATGCCCTTTCACTTTCTGTGACATGTAGCTAACATACCTATCCACAGTTTCTTCCCATGTTTCTCTGCGTCCTGCATCATCAAGCCACCTTGCGTACCTTGATACTGCTATAAATTTTTGATAATCATTCATGCTTTTTAATTTTCACTCCCTCTAATGTTATACCATCTATATCAAAAAAATAATCTGTCAAGATGTCTTTTAATGATTGTTCATCACCTTCTTTACTATCATAGTTGACAGGCAATATATTCTCTTCCTCGTCTACTATCAATGTCATATTTACCGTGAACTTCATTTCTCTATCTCTTGTATAAGCCACTCTAAATACTGCTTACCTTTCATTAAGTCTTCAATAGGATGTCCTTTGTACCCATATCTATGTATATACTTGTGTACATTACCCTCACAGTAATACTTAAAGTTTTCTCCTAGCTGTTGCCGTATATAGTCGATGCACTCCATACCGCCCTTGTTATAGTGTGGTGGATTATGTATCTTATCTGTCATCTTTGTTGCTCCAATCTAGTTTAATAACATTGTCTTTACTCTCTACCATCTCCAGCTTAGGTATTTTTGGTTGATGCTTCTTTAAGAAAGCTGACATAACTTCTCTGAACTCCGAATCTATCTCCATCATTCTAACAACTTCCATCATAACTGTCAACATATCCATTACACCATCGTGCGTTACTTTGTCCCACTTGTTATCGTCACTGTACAGTAAACTAAAGGTGCTTTCACCAGTTGCCCTACCAAGATCATCTGTATCAACCTCAACAACTAACGCATAATCATCTTTTTTAATATATTTTTTCATGAGACTATAGTTTTATCCTCTTTTTTCTTTCTGTCAACCATTGTTTTGGTATCTCTTTATGTGCATAAAGGAAGCCATGTTTATCACACCAGTCACAGTATCGAGTCTTAGATCCCTTTCTTAAAATATTGTTTGCGTTTTGAAACAAAAACCTTATGTCTAGATCAGGATACTGTGCTTGTATTAATAGATGTTTTGTCCTATCACTTGGACGCAACCATCCTTTCGCTTCAATAATAATACCATTGTTAAGAATAAAGTCAGGCTTGTAGTATCTATGTCGCATAACAGCGTATTTAATTCTGATCTCTTCATATCTAACCTTTTGCTTTACTGACCTAAGCCATTTTGCTACATCATACTCGAACTTGCTTTTTAACTTCAGCTTTACCATCTGCAACCTTTACATAATTAATAAGAGGAGGGTTGGAAGATCTAGAAACCTTAGAGGGTAACACTTGAAGATCAGTCCAACAGGCATCCCTAAAAGAACATAGACTACACTCTATACCTAACTTTGTGTTGCCACTGAGTTTACCGTAGTATGTTTCCTCTACTGGCTCGTAGCATCTTTCGAAAGGTTCATCGTCTTCTATGTAAGCAATGGTATCGTCAATCTTTTTAAGCTCTTCATCCATGTTGAGATCGTTTGCATCAACATATTTGAAGTTTCCGTTGGCTTTGTTAACTGCCCACCAACCTCCTGCTTTTACTCCCCTAGCCTTGGCATATCCTGCTAACTGTGCAACGTAGCCAAAGCTATCTTTACTCTTTAATGTGTTGAAATCTACAAACTTGTTTTCGTAAGACCAAGGCGATGTAGACTTAACGTCATCTACTTTGTCATTAAGAACTAAGTCATAACTTCCCTCAATATCTTTCTTCTTTGTTTTTAATACGACCTTCTTACTGTCTTCAAACTTAACTTTAGAAGCTCTAAGAAGACCTTTAAACACTGCCTCAACTATGTCCCCTAGTATCATATTAATTAAGAAGTAGGGGGAGTTTGGTTGTCTTTTCTCAGGGCGGTTCTTTTCGAACCAAAGCTGACACTTCTTACGTCCAAGATTAGACATACGAAGCTTAAACTTGCGCTTATCCCCTGAGAATTGGCGAGACAGAGCGTCCTCTACATCTTTGGCTATGTGGTGGAGGGTAGCCTTGTTCATCTTGGCTTTACCAAGAGAAACCTTTTGTAGAAACTCGTGTATCGCCAACTCTGCAGGATGGTTCATCTACTCGTCCTCAATCTCAACAATAGAAGACACAATCTCCTCGTCTGCTTCAGACAACTCCTCTGGTCTTCTGTTCTCCTCCCATTTGGAAAGAGTGATTGAGTTCATAGATTCAACCCACTCGACAAAACTATTCAGTGTCTCCTGATCGTCAGCATTAATCTCTACTTCTTCACCTAGAGAAGCTTTGACAACTGCGTATGTCGCTCCACTAGGGATACTCTTTAACTCGCTAGACAACTTTAGATTGTGCTGAATAGGAAGACGGTTCTTCCGTTGTATCGCATTGAAGATGTCAGTCATAGCCTTAAAGCTATCTCTGTTCTTAACACGCATAAAGAAAGGGAACTCTTTAACATCAACAGATTTACCGTTAGCATCCTTAGCATTGTCAAGTGTACACAGTCCAAACACAATCTTGTACCGCTTAGTACCTTTCATGATGTCCTGCGTTTCTTGTGGCAAAGACGAAAAGTCTTTGACATAACCAGAAGGTCTACCGCAGTTGAAACCTCCGTAGTTATCTTTTAAGTCCACGCTGAGAGACTTACCCATGACAGATCGGAGCATCCTTCCAGAGCCACCGTCAGGTCTGGTAAAGGTATCATCCCACCTTTCCCACTGAAACCTCTGCATAAAGGTTCTAATGGTGATCTTGTCACTGTAATACACAGTCTCGTCAGGGAACACGACTGAATAAGAACCTGCTTTTATCACAGCCACTTCCATCTTTTCTCCATCAACCTCCTTAGTACCCATGATATTCTGGTGTACCTGCTTTATCTCTGCAAGAGCAGAGCGAGATGATGGGACAGTGTTGGACATACCCATGATGTCTGCTAGGTTTTCTTTTGTTCCGATAATAGATAAATTGTTTTCCATGTTTTTTATAAACTCCTTAAAACGAATCAGTTGACTATACTACATAACGTCCTTGGTGTCAAGCCAATTATTTCCTATCTTAGCTTCAAGCACCATTGGTACATTTATGGTAACATCATAGTAGTCTTTTATGATGCTAATTAGGTTATCATTTACATCTTTTATGATCTTAATAACCTGCTCTTC